TTATAAGTATTTAACTATTTCTTTCTGTGTACTAGGATATAAATGACCGTATCGGTTATATACTTCAGTCGTATCGCTGTGACCTAAACGCTGAGCTATAATCATTACACTAGCCCCTAGATTAACTAGCATAGATGCATGGCTATGTCTTAACTCGTGTATAACGATTCTAGGGAAATTTTGTCCGTTTGGTAATTGCTCATCCAACACTTTTAATGCGTTAGTAAACCAACGATCAATAGTAGACTCGCTGTAAGCTTTATAGAATGTGCCAAACAATACATAGTCGTCCTTGTATATGTTATTCTCTTTATACCAAATTAAATAATCTTTGATGTCATACATCATGTGAGTAGGTAAATATATATCACGTATGGCTGATTTCGTTTTAGGGGCTGTCACTTCACCGTGATAGTCTGTTTTGTTTATATGGATAAAGTCATCATCAAAGTTAATATCGCGCCATGTGAGAGCTCTAATTTCGCCCTTTCTTGCTCCAGAGTAGAACAATAGTTTGAAAAATAATTTTTGTTGTTGTGTAGCAAGCGCCTCATAGAATTGATTGAATTGTTCTAACGTCCAATAATTCAATCGTTTCTGTGATTCTATTTCAAAATTCCCTACAAGAGATGCAACATTTTGTTTTAACTCATGAAACTTCATTGCATGATTCAGTAATGATACTAAATATACATGCATCTTCTTTAAGTAGTCTCCAGAATGTCCCTCTTTTAATTTCTTATTCTGAAACTTCATAACATCTTGTGTAGTTATATTAAACACGTCCATAGACTTAAAATAAGGTAGCAAATGGTTATTTGTATGTGTCTTTAATGCTTTTACGCTAGACGACTTACGACGTGCTGAATACCAGTCTATATATTCGTCTACGAGCTTATCAAAGGGGAGTTTTTTGAGTTCTTCGCCAATACCCTCTAATTCATCCATCATCTTATTACATTGCTTTACTGCATCCTTACGTTGTGCAAAGCCTTTGCGTGTTATGTACTTACGTGTATTCGTCTTGTCATAGTATGTAATACGAAAATAGTAAGTACCACGTTTAGCGTCTTTATATATGTTGTGGGATAGGTTTAAGTTATGTTCTATCGTAATCACCTATATTTTCTGAAGAATTTTCTTTTAAATAACTCTTTAAAGATGGTTCATTTTTTATAAGATTTTTAATAATAGTTGATAATTCATCATTGATTTTATCTATTTTTTCATCTTTAGTTTTACCAATATCAATATCAAAAGAATATTCTGATTTGAATTTAGGTTGTTTATTAGGTATAGCGATTGCTATTATTTCTTCGCTTTTTTTATTATCGGGATATTTTATTTGTAATTCTTTAATTTCATTTATTGTTTTATCTAGTAATGTTTCAAGATAATTCAACAAATTTTTATTTACACTTTTATCTCTGCTGGAAAAAATTAAAGTTATATCATTGAAAATATTTTGTAATTCATAGTGGAAGTCAAGTAAGTCATAATCATAGACTGTACTTTGTAAATCTTCTAAACCACGTTCTAAAAATTTTAATATATTACTATTTGATTTATAATTGTTTATATAATAATTGAGAAATTCATCTGTAATGAATAAATATGTTGAACTTTCAAGTATTAATTCGGGAGTATGAAATTTATTTTTTAATAAAGGAACTGATAAAGTTCGATTTATACCCGCTTGCATTAATTCTTTTCTTTTTTGATAATCTGGAAAACGTAAAGCTTTACCTATATGGCTTTCTTTAGGATATTTTTTTAGCATATCATTAAAAATTTTTTCTTCTAATTCTGAGTTATCGTCATTTGAATTGTATAACAGTTGCGTTACATTAATGTCGCCGTATTTACTTATCATACTTAATCTTTCTTTATTGGGTAAAGATAAGCCTTTTTCCCATGTAGCAACATTTCCTTTACTTGCAGAAAAAACTTTGCCAAATTCTTCCTGAGTTTGACCGTGTTTTAATCGGATATTTTTAATTCTTTGACCGATTGCTTTTTTATCATACATAAAATTATCTCCTTATAAAGTAAAGTTATTAATGCTAATTTTAAAATAAAGTTCTAAAAAGTTCAATGTTTTTGTTGCTATAATATTAATTTCGTGATAACATCAATTTGTAAGTTCTAAAAAGTTCAAAAAAAGGACTTATATAATTTTTAAAATAAAGTTCTAAAAAGTTCTAAGGAGGAAAAAGATGACAAAATTAGCATATCCAATGTTATACATCACTAGAAAAGAGCATGGAGATACTCAAAAGAAAGTGGCTAGCAAACTTGGTATAAGTCCACAACGCTACCAGTTAAAGGAATGTGGCAGAGCAATTTTTAATTTAAATGAGTGTCAAATTCTTTCGGAAATGTATGATATGCCAATCGATGAATTATTCAGTTCATCAATCAAAGTGAATTCATAAGGAGGTACAGCAATGAAAAACTATCTAACGTACATTGGTACGATTTCGTTTATAACATTAGCAGTAGCATTAGTTGCAAACGTATTTATTGCTTTCGCTTTATATATTTTAGCGTCGGCATATGGAATTAAATTATTGGAGGTTGAATAGGGTGAAAACTAAACAAAAATATCAATTATCAAAAGTAGTTCAAGTATTAGAAAAAGTATTATATGAAAAAGATAAGGACATATTCTTATCAGCGAAAGATAGATTTCATTTTATTACAGATTATCGCTATAACGATACAGCGTTTTACGAACATGTTTTGAAACTCGTTCATAAAGAGTTGTTTAACATTCTTGCTGAATTAGATTTTGAAAATGAGGGATTTTCTATTCTTGATGAAGTAACAATGACATTAAGTGATGTCATGAAAGAAACACAACACGTTTACCGTTATAGTGTCATAGATGAAAAAGGTGAACACAAACATACAACAGATCGCAAAGGACACGTGATTGGAATGTTAGAGTGGGCATTAGATTACATTGCGGGAAATATTGAAGTGGAGGAATTATAAATGAATTGGGAAATTAAAGATTTAATGTGTGATATTGAAGTGGTAAAAGAAAAAATCAATGATGTAGCTATCAAACATGGTTGGTTTGTTGAAGATAAATTTGTCAAAAATGAATTAGAAACAAAACAGGAACATATTAATTTTTCTGCTAGCTATTTAGAACATCGTATACAAAATGAACATACAGTTGAGTTATTACAAGTGTACTTAAAAGAGTTCGGTGAACTTATACAAAAGTTTCATGAAATAGAAAAAGCGTCACTTCAAGCCGACCAAAGCGAAAGTAACGCATAGCATTTAATAAAAATAACAGAGTAATTTAAAAATTACACATTTTTATTATAACATTTTTTACTCTGTGAATCACTAGAGGTGCAAAAAATGAATGAAATTAAATTAGAATGTGACACACATGTTTCAGTGGTACATTATGAAAGTTTAGACTCACGTTCATTTAAGAGCTTTTCAAAACCTAAATGGAGTATGTTAATTAATAAACTGTCTGTGCCTATAGAAGCAAATTATAAGTATGCACGTGGTGTTGCTGTTTACGGTGATATTAAAAATGGTGCAAATGATCATGGTGAAATTATCAAAAAGCATCGCAATGACGTTAATGTCGTATACAGAGATGTGATTGTACTTGATTACGATGAAATAAATGATTTAAAGCAATTACATGAAGCAATCAGCTCAGCTTTAAGCAATGTTGCATGGTTTTGGCACACATCGTTTAGCCATACAACTGAACAAGCTAGAATACGCCTTTATATCCCTCTAAATGAGCGAATAAGTGCAGATGATTATCGTAAATATACAAAAGTATTAGCAAATAAAATTGGTCATAAAGTGGATGAAGGTTCATATCAGCCAAGTAGATGTTTTGCATTACCAGTTATTCAAAAAGGACACATATTTATTAAGCGAGTGAATGACTGTCCAATTATAGATGTTGATATGCTCGAACAGTGGTCAAAGGAGTTTGAACAATCAAATGGTAGTCCTAATATCAAAGGGTACACACGACGTGATAGTGCGTATTGGCGAGATATAGCTTTTGGTGTAAGTGAGGGAGAGCGCAATTCAACATTGACTTCAATTACAGGTTATCTTTTGCGTAGGTATGTAGATCCAAACTTAGTTTATGGGTTAGTGAGTGCGTGGGCAAGTGTATGCAAACCACCTATTAATCAAAGTGAAGTAAACAATACTTTTAAAAGTATTTTGAAAAAAGATAGTAAAAGCAGTTAGAAATGGAGGTTTTTGTTTGGAAAATGTAACAAATGATGAAGTGTTTGAAATGATTGATAGTAGAACCGGTGTTTTAAATGTTAATGATTGGAAAAGTCAATTAAGGCGTTCTGCCACTACACAAGCATTGAAAAAAACGACTACAAATGCTGAAATCATATTGTGTAATGATGAGAGTTTAAAAGGGCTAGTACAATATGACGCTTTTGAAAAAGTAACCAAGCTGAAACGTCTACCGTATTGGAGGTCAAAAGGGGATGCGAATTATTATTGGGCTGATATAGATACCACACATGTGATTTCACATATTGATAAATTGTATAATGTGCAGTTTAGCCGCGATCTTATTGATACTGTAATTGAAAAGGAAGCATATCAAAATAGATTCCACCCTATTAAATCGATGATTGAATCTAAATCATGGGATGGAATCAAAAGAATTGAAACGCTCTTCATTGATTATTTAGGTGCTGAAGATAACCACTATAATAGAGAAGTTACAAAAAAATGGATGATGGGCGCAGTTGCTAGAATCTATCAGCCAGGTATTAAATATGATTCCATGATTATTTTATATGGTGGTCAAGGTGTTGGGAAATCTACGGCAGTGAGTAAATTGGGAGGTCATTGGTATAACCAAAGTATTAAAACGTTTAAAGGTGATGAGGTCTATAAGAAATTGCAGGGTTCTTGGATATGTGAAATTGAAGAACTGTCGGCATTTCAAAAGTCTACTATTGAAGATATTAAGGGTTTTATAAGTGCCATTGTAGATATTTATAGAGCTTCGTATGGTAAACGCACAGAGCGTCATCCTAGACAGTGTGTGTTTGTAGGGACAACCAATAACTATGAGTTTTTAAAAGACCAAACAGGCAATCGTCGTTTTTTCCCTATTACGACAGATAAAAATAAAGCAACTAAAAGCCCATTTGACGATCTAACACCAGTTGTTGTGCAACAAATGTTTGCCGAAGCTAAAGTATATTTTGATGAGAATCCGACGGATAAAGCATTGTTGCTAGATAAAGAAGCGAGTGAAATGGCTTTAAAAGTCCAAGAAGCTCATTCTGAAAAAGATGCTTTAGTTGGAGAAATAGAAGAATTTCTTGAACGTCCTATTCCGTCAGACTATTGGTATAGAACGTTAGAAGAAAAAAGAGTGTCTGCGCATGATGTTATAGACCAAGACTATATTAAATTATATGGTGATGGTAAATTGATTGAATTACCGAATACAAAACCAGGTGCTTATGTATGGCGTGACAAGGTATGTAGTATGGAAATTTGGAAAGTGATGATGAAACGAGATGACCAACCACAACAACATCATTTAAGAAAAATTGATAAAGCGTTAAGAAATACAAATTATTGTGACACTGTGAAAAAGCAAACGCGATATGGTGAAGGTATTGGTAAGCAATATGGCTTTAGTGTAGATTTAGCTTCTTATTATCAGAAACTTAAAGTTTAGACATCTTATTTTTAGGACAGTAAGACACTTATAAGACAAGTTTAAGACACCCGCAATCCCTTGTGGCAGTATATGCCATGCTATAAGTGTCTTGGTGTCTTGATAGTTTTTAGGGTAAAGTTTTATAAAAATTATTTACACAATATACAAAATATATAAATGTAGGTCGTAAACAGTGAGACAGTGAGACAGATTAAGTGAAGCCCTTGAGGGAGTAAGTGTAAAAAGAAGTTCATAAGTGTCTTGAATTGCTATTCGAATAAGACAGTGAGGCACCTATCAAAAATTAGGAGGAAGAAAATGAATAAAAATCAATTAAAGTCAGAAATTTTAGAATATATAAAGGCGCATGCTGGTACATCATTTGTAGAAATAGAACGTGTATTTGAAGAAAATAACTTTGATTATAAAGGTGACGGCGCATATACAAGTGGTCAACATCCCAATGTTGTGTTTTGGATTGGGTGGAATCAAGAAGCGTTTGATGTTATCGCTGAACTTAAAAAAGACAGACGTATTGAGATGGATATTTGTGAGCCAATTGTTTATATGGTTGATGGTAAAGGTTTGGATTTGCCTATTGTAAGGTCGAAAAACATTAAAACAGATCATTGGCTACCTGTCACGTTTACTATTAGTAAGAAAGAAACGGAGTGTGTCTAATATGAATGACAAAGAGAAAATTTATAATCAACTTCATCATGATGCACCAATTCAAATTATGCCAGCACCCGAAAATTTATTTGTCGAATATATAGAAGATGGCGAAGTGTGGTATTCACCAGTTGTATGTATGGCTTTAAATAAAGCGCATAATATTAATTTCTATGATAGTGATGATGTGGGATGCATCGATAAAGCGGGTACATTTAGCATTAAAAAATTTAATCCTGAGACAGGTGAGTTTGAACAATTCAGCAAAATGGCTCAAAAGGAGGTAACACAATGAACATAGAAACTATCGTAAATCAATTTGAAACACGAGCAGGCACGTTACTAAGGTACTACACTGGATTATTAGAACATAGTAAAGTACAACCGTATTGCTTTAAGTTATACAATGATCCGTTTGATATGGTTTATGTGATGATGAACGGGAAGTTATTCGGTCATGTATATATTAAAGATTGTAAAGTAAGGCAATCATTTGAATTAGCGTCACCTAAGCACACTGAGGGGCTTATAAGAAGTATAGAAGGTCATTATGTAGGTTATGAATTACATGACGGTAAACAGCTTTCTATTAGTGATATGATGGCCAGTCAATTATTTGAAGATGAGTATTTTATGTATGGATTACAAACATATGCAGAATCAAATAATAGTGATGTGTTTGAGTACCTAGAAAATGGATTTGATACCGATACACTTGAGGGCATTCAATCGAGTAATACTGATGTGATAGCGAATATTGAAATGTTGTATCAGTTAGCTACGGGAATCAATGAACCAGCACCAGAGTTAGTTGAGGGATTAAAATTAGTAACTGAGTTTGTACAAGATGAGAATGCGACACAAGAGGATTACAAGGCGTTAGAACGTAAATTGAATGATCTAAAAGCGTCTTACTATAGCTTGAGTAAATAATGTTATGAGGGGTCACATGTAGTGTGTGGCTCCTAATAAAATACTACGATTTTATACGAGGTATAGCAGTTTAAAATGGTTGAGGTACAGAACTTTAAAAAAGTATAAAACGTTGATATTAAGCTATTTTATGGCTTTGAAAATAATAAGGTTATATAAAGGTGCTAGCTTTTAAAATCGGAAGGTATACAGTCTTTGAGAATTGAAAAAATGGCAAGATTTGTGCAAGGTGTGCGAACTTTGTTAACGCTAATACAAGCTAAAGTTTGTGTTTTTGGTATAGGCCTAAAAGTTAAGTTTGTTCGTAATTTGTTCGCTCTGTTTTATCGAACTTAAGTTCTGTATTTGAATGATCTAAAAGGCTCCTTATTAATTTTATAATGTTGTTTTATAAGTGTTATATGAGATAGGCTAAACAACTGACAAAGCGTGCTATAAAGCGAACGTAAGTTTGTTTTAGGTCAGTGAAAATGGTATAATTTAGGTATGAAATAATTAAAAGAAAGAGGTGTAGAAATGCAAAGTATCGCAGAAAAAGAGACGTATCATTTACCCACCGAACACCTGCAAGTTTTCAATGTGATAAAAAATACGTCCAATAAATATATTACTAAAACTAAAATCTTAAATCAATTGGGATATGAATATAATTCAAGTAATGAACGATGGTTACGAAGAGTAATCAATTCATTAGTATATGATTATGGCTATCCTATCGGATGCAGTTATAAACCTAGTGAACGTGGTTATTACATCATTACGACAGAACAAGAAAAGCAACAAGCGATGAGAAATATTAAGAAATTAGCTGATGGCAGTATGAAATGCTATGAAGCTTTGAAACGAATTAAAGTGTAAAGGGGATAAAAATGAAAACTGAATCGTACTTTAAAGAATACAACCAATTTGTAATAGATCAACAAAAGGCTATACAAGAATTGGAACAAGAGCGTAATGCATTGGAGAGTAAAATAAAGTTAGATAAGTCCACATACAAACAGTTAATCATGGATGGACAAGATGATAAAGCAGATAACCTATATCAAGCAACAGATGCTGATGAAAAGAAACTAAAAGCACTTAATAAACGCTTAGAGACAAAGAAAAGTGTGTCGAAAGAAGTTAAATATCAAAAGACAATTGAATTATTAAAACATCAAAGCGAGTTGTCATCATTATATGAATCAGAAAAGCAATCAGCTTTAGGTAAATTAAAAAAAGTAGTCGATGCATATAATGAGATCATTGATGAAATAGAAGATATTAATGATAGATATGAAGATGAACATCAACAATATGCGAGTGTGTATAATCAAGAACAATTATATGATGACAAAGAGGCTAGAAAAGCGTTAAATGGCTACTTTAGAGAAAATATATTTACATCATTTATTAATGGTAATGATTTGCCATACGAACACAATAACAAGTTGTTTTTAAAACGTTAAAAGGAAAGGGTAATAAAATGAAAACAAAATATAAGTTGAATAATACTAAAAAGGTCGCAAATGCATTTGGCTTAAATGAAGAAGATACAAATCTATTAATAAATGCAGTTGATTTGGATATTAAAAATAATATGCAGAATATTTCAAGTGAGTTACAACAAACAGAGCGGTCTAAGCAAAAACAATATAATGAAGAGCTACAAAATTTAGCTAAGCAAAACCGAATTATTAAATAGCAATGATTGCCTATCCAATTTGGGTAGGCTCTGTTTATAGGGGTGAATAAATGAAACTGCTTAAAACGAAAAATCGTTTATATTATCGTAATGGCGACAATAAACTATCTGAGTATCAACTGTTAACGCAATTTAACCCAGCATTTATTAATAAGAAAATTAAGATGTGTGAATTACAAATTGAAAGTATGTACCATATGAGTGCATCGACAATCACATGTGATGAAATAATGGGTGTAGTATCTGTTTCATATCCGATTGAAAAGTTAGTTATCAAAATCATTAAAACAAAGGCAGGGTTACAAAACTTAAAAAATCGATCTATAAATAATATGGCATTATTGAAAAATATACTTAACCATTATACAGAAAAAGAGAAGAAGCAAGTTGTAAAATATATGCGTTCGAATGGACGATATAAGCCCTACAAAGTCATTGAACGCTTACAGGTTGATTTATATCAAGCAAATATTAAACAACGTTCAGAACGTCAAAAACAAAGAAATACAGCAATTGAAAATAGCAAGATTGCACGAGTAAATGCTTATCATCAATCTTCACATGTAAAAGTGGTGTAACAATGGATAAAAAGCAAATAAAAGGCTTCGTGTGTGATTATCATAAGCGAACTAGAAGTGATGTATTAATAGATGATGATATAAATACTGATGAATTCTTTTCAATAGGTGATGAAAATTCTAATGAATGGATGACAGACGATAATGTTGATGATCATATTATAAAGAATCACTTAGAAATGATTGTTGACCGAGTAGCTAATGATAAAGAGTTTTATATTTTCGATTCTTTAATACAAGGACGTAGTTATCAAGATATTAGTAGTGTCTTAGATTGTTCTGAACAATCTGTAAGATTATGGTATGAAACCTTATTAGATAAAATTGTGGAGGTGATAGAATGAGTGAGTTAACGGCAAAGCAAGCGCGTTTTGTGAATGAGTATATAAGAACACTTAATGTGACACAAAGTGCCATAAAAGCAGGCTATAGCGCAAATAGCGCACATGTGACAGGGTGTAGGTTATTGAAGAAGCCATACATCAAGCAATATATACAAGAACAAAAAGATAAGATTATAGATGAGAATGTATTAACTGCAAAAGAGTTACTACATGTGCTTACAAATGCGGCAGTCGGTGATGAAACAGAAACGAAAGAAGTTGTAGTAAAGCGTGGAGAATATAAAGAGAATCCACAAAGTGGCAAAGTACAGTTAGTCTATAACGAACATGTTGAACTGGTAGAGTTGCCAATTAAGCCAAGTGATCGTTTAAAAGCTCGTGATATGTTGGGTAAGTACCATAAGTTATTTACAGATAAGCATGATATTAACGGCAATGTGCCTATATTCATTAACATTGGTGAATGGGACGGAGACGATGAGGAGTTAGATAAGGCAGTGAAAGATGTATCTAACAATAATCCTAATCATACTGTGATTGTGGATGATATTCCGTTAGAGGATTAATGTAAAACCACTACTTTTAATTAGGTGGTGGTTTAATATTTACAAAATAAAAAACTAGTAGTATTATGATTATAACGGATCAAGCCATACCACCTATTCATTTAGGAGTATGGCTATTTTTTAATTCTAGAGGGGAATAAATGAAACCATTTAAAACATATGAGGAACAAATTCAAATATTGAAGAATAGAGGGTTAACCATTTCTGATGAAGATAAGGGTGATTTAGAAAATGAAAATTATTATAATGTGATTAACGGATATAAAGATTTGTTTTTGATGAAAAAGCCAGCATCTGATGAGTTTTTAGAACCTGAAACATATATTACAGGTACATCATTTAAAGAAGTATTTTCACTTTATAAACTTGATCGCCGATTACGAAATACTATTATTGAATATTTGTTAGTCTTTGAAACACATTTAAAATCAAGAATTGCATATTATTTTAGTGAAAAATATAGTGAGCCACATTCATACTTATATTTCCAAAATTATTCAGATAATCAAGATTCTGAAACAGTATTAAAAACAGTAGCAACACTAAGTAGTATAATGACGAAAACTAATAAGCAACCCATAAAACACTATATTAGCCATCATGATGGTATTCCATTTTGGGTATTAATGAACTATTTAACGATTGGCAATGTTTCTTACTTATTTCAAATTTTAGACGAAGATATAAAAAATAATATATCTAAAAGTTATTCAGATAAATTCAAAAGAGAGTATGGATATCAAGTTAATATACAAAGTAAAGACATTGAGGGGATAGTGAAACAAGTTAATTTTTTTAGAAATGTTTGTGCACATGAAGAAAGATTATATGATTTCAAAATAAATAAACAGATTAACTCTAAAAATTTAACACATAATTATAACTCTATATCTAATAAGCACATTAATAACAATAATTTACAATCGAAACTGTTTGATATGTTAGTATTTTTGATTTTCTTTTTGAATAAAAGAGATTATGAAAACATGATAAAACAAGTAGATGAATATATAGATTATTATTTAACAGATATATGCTCGATTACTAAAGATGACATTTACAACAAGATGGGTTGCTTATTGAATAACTTTACTGAAATTTTAGATTTAAAGCTTGATACGGCTAGTGATTAAACTATTTAATATATGAATATATTGTGAGGTTTATACAAAATAAGAGGTGATATATGATTGAGTTTATAAAATTGAATTGGACTTACTTTTTGGTAGGAGCAATTGGAGGAGTTATTGCAGTTGCATCAATTCTTCTATTACAACATGCCACGACGAACTGGGTTGAGTCATTAAAGATCATTATCTCCATACTTGCTTTATTCTGTACCGTTCTTGGTGCTTATTTTGGTGCTAAGATTTCAGGGGATAATGCTAGAAATCTTGAAATTGATAGGCAAAATAGAGAAAAGAATGAAACTATTCTAAGGGTTAAAACATTACTTGAAATGAATTTAGACAACTTGCATATTTTACATAATATTATATGTGATTTTTATCTGATAAAAAGCAACGAAATTTTATTAGACTTAATAGAAAATAGAAAAGAATTATATAATGATAACTATTCACCTAAGAAAAAGCAAACAGGCGAGCTTAAAACAATTGAATACATTGAAAAACACTTGAACAATATGATTAAGTCACATGATTGCAAAAGAAATATTTATAATGTAATTGATGACATAAATGATCTGATTAAAGAAATAACTAAAGACTTACTGTACCTTGAAGAAAAAGAATTACTAATAATTTTTCTATTAAAACAGACTCTAGAAATATTAAAAAGCCTTATTGATTATAATAGTGAAGAAAATGTTTATACTTTGCCTAATATTGAAGAGCAAAGAGATTATGAACTTTTAAAAGGGCACTTTATGCATTTTAGTATATTATTCATAGATTTAAATGAGATAATTTTAAACAAAGATTTAAAATCACAACTTGAGCAATCTGAAGTTTAAGGCCAAGTAAAGGAAACCGATTTATGATAAAGGGAAAGGTATTAAAATATTAATAAAATAAACGCTGAGAAACGCCCTGTGTTGCAGTGGGAAATGAGTGTGTATATAGAAATAGATAAAGTATAGATATAGATAAAGTATAGATATAGATTTAGAAATTATAAATTAATATTTGAGATACTACCTCTTAAAAAAAGACAAGTTACATTAAAAGTAACCTGTCTTTATCTATAACTAGTTTATAGTTATTTTATCTATGTCTTTCTTGTCTAACATATAATTACGATGATCGGTAAAATCTTGTCCAACTTTTCCAGAGATTTTAGGGTCAGTTGAGTCTTTACTGTGAATAGTTACTGTATCGCCGTCTTTAACGATATTCTTTTCTTTAAGGCTTTGAGTTAGTTTTTTCCAAGCGTCATTAGCATCTAATTTATTTCCGTTTGGATTAACTCTTGTAATATCGACACGGTTAACGCTATCAGGACTAACGGTGCTGTTATTAGTATTACTAAGATTATCTAAGTTCGCTGTCCCAGAAATTTCGCTCTCTCCACCGTTTTTTAATTTATATTTTACTTTAATCGTTTCTTTGTCTGTTTTATCAATGATATTTGCGTCTTTTAAAGCGTCTCTTACATTTTTCCACAATTCGCTATCTGTTATTTCAGAAGCTTGTGCAACGTTATTAATACCATTATAATTTGAAGAAGAATGAAAACCTGAACCTACTGTTGTTAAAACTAAAGCACTTGCTATCAATGTTTTTGTTAATAGTTTTTTATTCATTTTAATCTCTCCTATAATTTATTCTGCAATCGATTACAAAGTAAATTTACAATTATTATTTATGTAAATCAATTAAATAATTATTAACAAATCTATAAAATTTTATCATTAAAATATAATGATTTTGAGCTAGAAGTATTCGTCATTTATGCTATAATCATTTTAGACACAGCAATGTGTTCAAATTTTCATCTATTCGTAAGTTAGCCTTCGGGCTGACTTTTTATTTCCATTATTATTCACATGTTAATCTTGTTGATATTTAGGCAAGTACTTCGGTACTTGCCTATTATTATATCTCTATACGATAGGAATCGACTATATGACTTACTAAGTTTTATAGCAAAATAGGCAATTAACGCATATGGCATTTAACATTGAGTTGTTATAGTAGTTGTATAATATATAGCTAGTTCCTTATAACAGCAAAAAAATAATTTTGACTATAAGATTAAATATATGAATATAAAATTAACAGTAGAAACCAATTTTAGAATTTGCAAAAATGAATGCATTAATTATAAAAGTGTGAATATATAAACAATGTTATTAATTCAAGATGCTTAGAAATCCTCTGTTTTTCCTAGAGAAAGAGTTTTGTATATAAGTTCAAATGAAATATAGTTAATTAATTTTCAAAGCATAACTTAATTCCTATAAATAAAGAGAAATCATTAAATATAATTAATTTTATTTTAATATTTTTTTAATTGAATATTTAAGAATATAACATATATTTAAAGTGTATCTAGATACTTTTTGGGAATGTTGGATAAAGGAGATAAAAAATGTATAAGAGATTATTTATTTCACGTGTAATTTTGATATTCGCACTGATACTAGTTATTTCTACACCCAACGTTTTAGCAGAGAGTCAACCAGACCCTATGCCAGATGATTTGCACAAATCAAGTGAGTTTACTGGTACGATGGGTAATATGAAATATTTATATGATGATCATTATGTATCAGCAACTAAAGTTAAGTCTGTAGATAAATTTTTGGCACATGATTTAATTTATAACATTAGTGATAAAAAACTGAAAAATTATGACAAAGTGAAAACAGAGTTATTAAATGAAGATTTAGCAAAGAAGTACAAAGATGAAGTAGTTGATGTGTATGGATCAAATTACTATGTAAACTGCTATTTTTCATCCAAAGATAATGTAGGTAAAGTTACAGGTGGTAAAACTTGTATGTATGGAGGAATAACAAAACATGAAGGAAACCACTTTGATAATGGGAACTTACAAAATGTACTTGTAAGAGTTTATGAAAATAAAAGAAACACAATTTCTTTTGAAGTACAAACTGATAAGAAAAGTGTAACAGCTCAAGAACTAGACATAAAAGCTAGGAATTTTTTAATTAATAAAAAAAATTTGTATGAGTTTAACAGTTCACCATATGAAACAGGATATATAAAATTTATTGAAAATAACGGCAATACTTTTTGGTATGATATGATGCCTGCACCAGGCGATAAGTTTGACCAATCTAAATATTTAATGATGTACAACGACAATAAAACGGTTGATTCTAAAAGTGTGAAGATAGAAGTCCACCTTACAACAAAGAATGGATAATGTTAATCCGATTTTGATATAAAAAGTGAAAGTATTAGATATATTTGAAAGGTAAGTACTTCGGTGCTTGCCTTTTTAGGATGCATATATATAGATTAAACCGCACTTCTATATTAATAGAAAGTGCGGTTATTTATACAGTGAATCTAAACTATAATTATTGGAATCATCTTTTTGAAATTTCGACATCTAGATGAAATTGTGTTGAATCAACAGTTTTATTATCTTTGTAAATTTTTAAGAAGCTTTCTGGAAGACCGTATCCTGTGTAAAATAAATCATACGAGAAATTAGAACCATCATTCATATGGAATACTACACTCCCCTTATCAAAACCGCTATAAAATTTTGAAGAAGTGCCGTATTCTTTACCTTTACCAGTATCATTGTGTCCATAAATATTAAATTCATCTTGCAAGTATTTTCTTAGTTTGACATCTATTTCTTGTGCGGTAACCATTTTTTTATCTGTAGAAACACTTTTAGTTGTAACTGTTTGATGCTTGCCATTGATAATTAAATTTATAGGTATTATTCTTGGCGAATCTAATTTATTGTTTTCTGCTTTAGTAACACCACCATATATAGTACGAGAGTTAGAACCATATTTATAGCTTATACCAAAAATATCGACATTTTTTCCCTTTAGATCACTAGTTATATATTCATTGTCAAATTCAGCATACAATGTATCATTTTTATACGAGTATTCTAAGCGGTGTGATTCTGGTGAATTTTTGTCTTTAACATTCTTTAAATTCACATATTCATATTTAGTATAAAAATTTCTTAGGTTTCCTGGACCTACATCGCCGTTAGATAAGACTGTATGATTAGAAGAAAAAATAAATAAAGTAATAACAATTACAAATAATAATCTTTTTTTCATATTAGGCACTTCCTTTTCATTATATTTATAATAACATTATAAATATAAGTTGAATAATAAATTTTAGAAAATTCATAAAAAATACAAAAGGTTATAAAGGAAGAGTTATAGAAAAATATGTATCATCCCACACGTTGCAGGCAGTGAATACGTATTTGAATACGTTAATTATGAGGTGATGTTGGGTGCACAAATTTATATAGTTTTATCAATTTTAACATTTTACACACAATAGAGTAGCCAATTTAAACGTTGATATGACAATGCTTATAGCGAGTTATACATGAATAGATAAACGCTTTAATGAACTCCCGCCGTCTCCATATTTGTAGCCTACAACCTTTGCGGATGTGGGCTTTTTTATTTGTTTTTTATCTCTTCTTGTGAGGAAGGTTAAATTAGCTGTGAACGTTGATATGATAGTATCTGATTAGGTTCAAATTTTCATGAATGAAAAATTAATACTTGTGTACATATAAGATTTTGCGTTAAGGGTTGAAAGAATATGTGTCAAATAAGTGTCAAAAAAGTTGAGCTTTGAGTTTTAAAATGTAAATTTTATTTGCAAAATTAATTAAGCTAAAGAAGTATCATAAATAAGAGAATTAAATATATAGTTTAGAATTAGAATCAAGATTTTTATAAATATTATATTTTTCTTTTAATTGACTTAAATTTGATATATTGTTTAAATGTAATGAGGAAAAGTTGTGATAGTTTTAGCTGGTAAATTAAAGGTTTTAATATAGCTGGTTTTTAATAGATTTTTAAGGATGATATCGTTTGCGAGTGAACGTATCTATTTAGTGAAATAGTATTTATAGATGGGGGCATAATCAATGAATGACTTGAGTTTATCTTCATTTTTGAAACGCAGTAACAAATTTATGCAATTCAATTGTTTTATTTGTTTGATTCTAATAATAGTATTTTACATAATTGGTATGAATATACAGGACTTTAGTGATTTTCCTAGTAAAGATTTAAATCATAAAGTGACTTATAATCTTAATGGGTTTTTGGAGATATTTGTTAATAATGCTTTTATAGTTCCTTTTGTGTCACTTATATTATCGATAATACCAATACCATATTTGTATTTTATTCCTACAATATCTACAATTTATTCATTGTCGGTTATTATTGGGGTTACATTTTCATATAAATTAAACGAAGGGATAGCTATTTTTATTGGTATTTTGCCTCATGGTATTTTAGAAATATACTTAACAAGCATTGAACTATCAATGTTATTCTTATTAAATGCGTACATCAGAAAAAATTCAATGAATTTATTTAGAAAAAGAAAAGAGACATTGCCAAATTTTTTTGTTTTATTAAAATCAATAGTAAAGTGTTACCTGCTAATATTTTTACCTGTGGCATTTTTATGCGCTTTAATTGAAATTACTGTTACACCAACTGTTTACAAATTTTTAACTAATATAATATAGAACTTTTAAAAGGGCATAGCTAACTATGTGTATAGGTTTATTTTTGATCGATAAATATTGATTTGTAAAATATGAGTTCACGAAAAATGTTGCATGGTATTCGTGAAACTATAATCGAGTCATTTCAAAAATGACCATTTCAAAACAACAAAAAAGAGTAGGCGAGCTACTCTTTTTTGTTATATTTAACAATTAAATTAGTGTGTTATTATGAGTGTAAGTAAGCTAATTTATAATGACAATAATAACAACAAAGATTATAACGCTGAATGCGAGCATTCATAAATTTATACTTCATCTAAACCACTGTGGTCGTCATCTTTTTGCTTTTCTTTTTCTTTCTCTCGTTCTTGTTCTTTTTTGTACTCTTCTTCAAATTCTTTTTCTTTCTTTTCTACTTCTTCCCTTGTTTCCGCTCTATGAGAAAAATCTTCGGTTTTAAGTTTACTAAATTTGAATGATTTAGAATCAACTGTTTTATCTTCTGAGTATTTATGGACATTTAAATTAATGTTTCCATCACCTCTTAACTCATAGATAAACATGGCTTGTGCAGTTTTGCCTTTTTTAATTTGATCTTGGTTATGTTCTGTCCAATCTTTATAATTTTTATCACTTAAAAGATAACCATCTCTTAATTTATTTACTGTATTTTTATCATCTTGAGTGATATTAATATAGTCATGAGAAATAGAAGATGGATTTAAATCTTTATCGTCTTTTTTAGCAGTAATTTCCATTTTAAAAGCGATATATTTCTTTTTCTCATCTTTTTCATTGATGATAAACGGTTCTTTTATTTTAGCTTCAAATTTGTCACTAACAATAGTATCGCCTTTAATTTTTATATCCATATTTTTTTTGCTTTTAAATTCTTTAAGTTCTTCATTTAATTCTTCATTGTCATTTTCTTTCTTTTTGTGACTAGTGCTCTCTTTTTTTGCACTATCTTGATGATGTCCACAAGCACCTAAGATAAGTGTACTTGCTAATAATATCCCCATTACTTTTTTCAT